TCATCCCGTATATCCCCGATGCAGTCCAGACCGATGCCGGACAGTCCTTTTAAGATCAAACCCAGTCCGAGTCAATGACAGATAAACCCAAAAAGAAACTTCCATTACGAGGGGCAACCAAACCAAGAGTTCACACGCCACTTCTTAAAGGCGCTTCTAGGTATCAGGAAGTCTTAGACATGGTTGAACGTCTAAAAATGGACAAGCTGATGCCATATCAGGAATTCGTCTTAAAAGACATGATGAGCGTAGATAAGAAGAATAATTATCGGCGCAAGACATCATTGCTGTTAATTAGCAGGCAGAATGGCAAAAGTCATCTAGGTCGAGTCCGAGTTATCTGGGGCATGTTCTATGGTGGGGAAAAAAAGCTGATCATTATGTCAGCCAACCGAGCAACATCGCTCATGCTCTTTCGTGAGATTGCTTGGGTTATCGAATCGACTCCAGAACTCAAAGCAATGACAAAGGCAATCCGTTATGCAAATGGCGGCGAAAGAATAGAGCTGCTCAATGGTGCAACGCTCGATGTCATCAGCGATAACTCATCCAGTCCACGCGGTAGAACAGCAGACTTACTATGGATTGATGAAATCCGTGAAATTTCAGAAGATGGTTATAAGGCAGCAGTTCCGGTAACAAGAGCTAGAGCCAATGCTCAGACATTCTTGACAAGCAATGCCGGAGATCACTTTAGTAGCGTTCTTAACGGATTAGTCGAGAGAGCAAAAGATTATCCGCCAGAAACCTTCGGTTATTACGAATACTCAGCACCACAGTATTGCAAGATAGATATTCGGCTAGATTCCTTCTGGCGTGATGCTGTAGCACCTAGCAATCCAGCATTAGGATTTATAATTACAAAAGAATCCATCGAAGAAGCAATCGCAACTAATCCGATAGAGCAGACTCGAACAGAAACCTTATGTCAATGGATTGATAGCCTGCAATCGCCCTGGCCACATGGCGTATTGGAAGAAACGTCAGATAACACTCTTGAAATGGCTGTAGGAGCTTATACAGTCTTTGGATTTGATGTCAGCCCGTCAAGGCGCAACGGATCGCTGGTTGCGGGTCAATTATTGCCAGATGGTCGAATTGGCATTGGAATTTTAGAAACCTACAGCTCTCAGATGGCAATAGATGAACTAAAGATGGCAGCTAGTATTAAAGCTTGGTGCGACATCTACAAACCGCGATTAGTCTGCTTTGACAAGTACGCGACTCAGACTATTGCAGACAGACTTTTACAAGCAGGGGTTATGTGTGAAGATGTATCAGGCCAGCAGTTTTACAAAGCCTGTGGCGATTTTCTTGAAGGATTGGTCAATCATCGAGTGGTTCACAATGGACAAGCAGAATTGATCCAACAGATGAATAACTGTGCGGCTAAAGTCAATGACTCTGCCTGGAGAATTATCAAGAGAAAATCAGCAGGCGATATTTCAGCACCCATTGGATTGGCAATGTGCGTTTCCAAGTTGATGTTGCCTGCTCCTAAGCCACAAATTATTGCCTAGACACAACACACCCAAATTGTCAAGAATTAGACAATGTATGCTAAGATGTCCAAATGGGTCGCCTTCTGCAAACATTCGGACTACAAACTAAACCAATTCTCGAAGCACAGTCCGCGCCCCAAGTTTTAGGCGAGTATGCAGCTTATACAATGCCGTTTCAATTTGCTTATGTAAGCAGAAACGATGCAATTTCAGTTCCAGCAATTCAAAGATGTCGCAATTTAATTGCAGGCACTATTGGTGCAATTCCAATGGAGTTGTATCGCAAATCTACAAATGAAGAGCTTGGCTCACCAGCATGGTTAGAGCAACCTTCATATTCACAACCACGATCAGTAACTATTGCGTGGACTGTTGATTCGCTTTTATTCTATGGTCAAGCATTCTGGAAAGTCATCGAGGTTTATCAGGAAGATGGCAGGCCAGCAAAGTTCGAGTGGATTGCTAACACCAGAGTTACAGTACAACTTGATAGCACAAACACTTATGTTCAATCTTATGCAGTTGATGGAAAAACATTGCCAATGGACGGATTGGGAAGTTTAATCACATTCCAGTCATTAGGCGATGGCATTCTCAATACTGGCGTTGCAACAATCCGCGCAGCGATCGATGTCCAGAAAGCGGCAGCAGTCGCAGCAGCTACTCCAATGGCAACTGGATACATTAAAAACAATGGAGCAGACCTAGACCCTAAAGAAGTTCAAGGCTTACTTGCATCATGGAAAACTGCTCGCAACAATCGTTCAACTGCTTATCTCACATCAACTTTGGAATACACTCCAGTTGCATTCTCACCTAAAGACATGATGTATGGCGAAGCAATTCAAAATCTTGCTACCGAATGTGCAAGATTGTGCAATGTGCCGGCAGTATATGTATCAGCAGATCAAAATTCAAGCTATACATACAATAACGTTCAAGACGAGAGGAAACAGTTTCTTCAGCTGTCCTTGCAGCCGTTCATTACAGCGATTGAAGATCGCTTGTCAATGGATGATATTACTGCTCGCGGTAATTGCATCAAATTTGATATTGACAAGAACTTCTTGCGCACAGACCCAATGCAAGAACTTGCAGTAATTGAAAAACTCCTAGCACTTAACTTGATTAACCAGGAACAGGCTATGGAAATGACCGATCTAACTCCTAACGGAAGCAATGGTATGGAATGAACCAAATCGTAACCCTTACAGCTGAACTTACAGCCGATTCAGCCAGCAGAACTATATCTGGCAAGATCGTGCCATTAAACGTAGAAGCTGGATCAACAAACTACGGCAAAGTAATCTTTGAATCTGGTTCAATTGAAATCTCAGATGCCAAATCAATCAAATTGCTTAGCCAGCACGATATTAAAAAGCCTTTAGGTCGCGCAGTTAGTTTCTCTGAGTCAGACAACTCTATCGATGCAGTATTTTCTATTAGCCGTTCACAACGCGGCACAGAGGCTTTAATACTTGCTGAGGAAGGTCTACAAAGTGGACTTAGTATCGGGGCTGAGGTTTTAAAATCAAAGGTTAAGGACGGCGTGACTTATGTATCCGCTGCTCGCTTAGTCGAAGTAAGTTTAGTAACAGAGCCAGCCTTTAAGTCTGCACAAGTTACTGATATAGCGGCAGAAGAATCTGTCGTCGAAGAAATAACCCAACCAACAGAAAGCGAGATAGCCAACGTGGAAAATACCACTCCAGCCGTCGAAGCAACACCAGTTGAAGCACCGGCGGTAGAAGCTGCTCGCCCAACTGTTACAGCAATGGCTTACACAAAGCCACGTTCACCAATTATTAGCGGTGGATCATATTTAGAACACACAATCAAGGCAAAGCTTGGAAATGAAGATTCACGTCAATATGTATTGGCAGCAGATGATTCATTCACAACAAACCCAGCATTCTCACCAGTTTCATATGTGCGCGATGTTGCAACAAACACAAATGCAGATCGTCCAGTTATCGAAGCTTGCGGTGGTTCACGTCCACTTAGCACTTATGGAATGACAGTTTCGATTCCTAAGATTACAGCTAATGCGACTGCTGCAACAGTAGCTGAAGGTGGCGATCCAACTGGAACAACAGCGATTACTTCAAGCTATGTAAATGCAACTGTAATTAAGAAAATGGGCTTCCAACGCTATTCAGTAGAATTGCTTGATCGATCAGATCCAAGCTTCTATGAAATCATGTTGGCAAATCTCCGCGATGGCTATGCTCAGGCAACTGATGCTTATGTAATTGCACAAATCACAGCAGGCGGAACACAGGCAACAGCAACAGCAGCAGATTCTGCTGGCTTAATTTCATTCGTATCCACAGAAGCTCCAGCTGCATACACAGCGACAAAGCGCACAGCTAAGTCATTCGTATCAGGCACTTCTATCTGGAGCACTTTGCTTGGCGCAACAGATACAACAGGGCGACCAATTTATAATGCTGGAAATCCAATGAACAATGCCGGATCTGCAATTCCAACAAGCATTCGCGGAAACGTGCTCGGACTCGATTACTATGTCGATCCAAACATGGTCAGCACTTCAATCGATGAGTCAGCATTCATCATCGAGCCACGTTCAATCGAAATCTTTGAATCTCCTGCTCTAACATTGGCAACTAACGTGCCAACAACAGGCGAGATTGAAATTTCACTTTATGGTTATATCGCAGCGCAAGCCGTTTTTGCAGGTGGCCTACGCCGTTTCAACCTAACTTAATAAGTTAGAAACTAAGTCGCTGGGAGTGGGGCGCAGCCCTTGCTCCACTCCCAGTCTTTAGAAAGGACTGCACATGGCATTGACAACTGTTTCAGAACTCCGCACAACGCTTGGAGTCGGTACGTTGTACACAGATGCCGTTTTGCAGGAAGTGTGTGACGCATCAGATGCAGTCCTACTTCCAATGCTATGGGCTCCTAAATGGTTCTCAATAGCACACAGCAACATTGTTGGCGAAGGAACTTTATATTTTGACATTGAAGTATTAGAGATTTTTTATGTAGGTCAAACTGTAACTATTTCCAACTCTGGCACAAAGTTCAATGGATCAAAGACAATCACAGCCGTAGATACTTATTCCATCAGCATGGCAACAACTCACACAACTGCAACAAAGAAACACCCTATCGAGCCTTATGGCACAGTAACTGGGGAAACTTACACAGACTGGACAACAGACACAGCAGTCCAGAACGCAGCTCTTATGATTTCAGTTGAAATTTGGCAGGCTCGCACAACTACTCTTAATGGTGCTAACACAATCGACTTCCAGCCTTCTCCTTATCGCATGTCTGCTCAACTCCTAGCAAAGGTGAGAGGGCTTATTGCTCACGCCCTTGATCCGCGTTCGATGGTCGGATAATGCCAGTTGCGCTCACTACTCTTAGAACCACGATTGCAACTGCTTTAGTTGATAACGCGGTGTGGCAAGTCTTTGCTTTCCCACCTGCAACAGTCTTGGCTAACTCAGTAATCGTTGCGCCTTCTGATCCATATTTAGAACCAAATAACAACCAGCACAACACCATTGCACCTACAGCGAACTTTAAGTTAATTATTACTGTGCCGCTATTCGACAATGAAGGCAATCTCAATGGAATTGAAACAGCCCTAGTAGGCGTGTTCAATAAACTCGCAGCATCCGCATTGACCTATAATGTGGGAGCAATAAGCCAGCCAAGCGTTTTGAACGCAGCATCTGGTGACTTGCTTACCTGTGAGATGTCACTATCCGTTCTAACTACCTGGAGCTAAACCATGACCGATATGGAACAATGGGAAAAAGAAAATCAAGCATTCCTGGCTAAAATCGGTCAGGTAAAGCAATCAGCACCAAAGCCACCATCTACTAAGAAAGACGAGGAATAATCCTAATGGCTGTATTTCTAAACAACAATGTAGGCGTTAAGATTAACACAGTTGATCTTAGTGACCATGTAACAGCAGTGACTTTAAACAGATCCTTTGAGGAAATTGAAATCAGCGCAATGGGCGATAACTCCAGAAAATTTACAAAAGGTCTGGAAGTTTCAACTGTAACAATTGACTTCCTAAACGACACAGCATCAGCGAATGTCCTTGCGACACTTCAAGCTGCATGGGGAACAACTGTTACTTGCGTATTCCTACAGACAAAGGGAACAGCAGTATCTGCTACAAACCCACTTTACACAGTTTCCTTGTTAGTCAATAACACAACAGACATCAATGGTGCTGTTGGCGATATTGGTACACAATCAATCACATTTACTGCTAACTCAACAGTTGCAGTAGCCACAACAGGTACTTTCTAAACAACTAAACAAAGGGGCAAAGCATGGCAAAGTTAAAAGTAACAAGGGCAGATGGATCAGTTGGGGAATACCCAATCACTCCATTGGTGCAGTATGGTTTCGAGATTTACGCTAAGAAGGGCTTTCACAAAGCGTTCATCGAAGACCAGAAGCAAAGCGACATCTTCTGGCTTGCCTGGGAATGTATCCGCCGTTCGGGTGAAACTGTTAAGCCATTCGGAGAGCAATTCATTGAAACCTTGACAACAGTCGAGGTCTTAGATGATGACCCTTTGGCTTAGGGCGCGACTCGATCACCTA